TTAAACTTTTCTCCGCTTGATTTCAAGTAACCTTTGATAGAAGAAGATTTGGCTACTGTAGATATAAGGGAAGATAGAAATACTTGCAATTCCAAAGCTTATCCAGATAAGGAGATACCATGGAAGTAGCTGTAAATCAAGGACGAAGCGTTGAAACTTATAGCCTTTCATGAGAAAGCGGCTGGTATGTAGCACACGACTTGGTTTAGCAATTCCAATTGCAAGGGTGTCACATAGGAGTAGCTCAACTTGGGAATAAGCGTAGTATTGCGGAAGATAGAGAATGGTTCCTAAAATCATTACAAGGACACTACCAAAGAAGTAGAGAGCGAAAGTAAGCAGGAAGTGTTCGATATCTGGATTTGTCACGTCGACAGCTGGAAATTCAGGGTGAAGTTCTACAAATTTACGAGCCATAGCACTGCTGTAAAAGAGCAAGTAGACTCCAAAAATATTAGGGATGCTCCACAAAAAGAGATAGAAACGCTTGAGCAAGAGAGTCAGAAAGGTCTGGGTGAAGAAGCGATTGTCAAGTAAGGACAGGCTATCTTTAAAAGAAAGCTCTATCTCGGAAATTCTATAAAGATTAATGGTTGTAAACAGAGCACCAGCTAGGATAATAGAACTTGTGAATCCAACTGCTAGAGGAAAGAGTGAGGACTGGATCAAGCTCATCAAAAAAGTAAAGAAGGATTGCTCAAGAATTCCCTCATCAAGTAGGGATAACGGACTTATGAAGCTGGATAGAATCAGGAAAATGCTTGGTAATAAAAAGACAAGCAATAAACGTGGATGTTCAGCTTGAAACTGTTTAGCTTGTTGACGAACTTCTTTTAAATCAATTTTTTGGTATTTCATTCTTTCATTATACCATAAATAGTACACAGCTTGCTAATCCTTTGAAACTAGTGGACTTCTAGCGTGTTAAGTGAAAGTGAATACGAGATTGAATACGACTTTACTTTTAGCTGGAGCGGATGAAATCCATGAACTGGTCAACGACTTCAACACGTTGATTATCATTGATGTGGGTATACATATCAAGGGTGATTTGAACATTATTGTGACCAAGTCTATCTGAAATGATTTTCGCTGTAACACCAGCTTCAAATAGGAGAGAAGCATGTGTGTGTCTAAATCCGTGAGGTGAAATTTTTTTAAGTTCTTTGTGTTTACAAAAGAATCTGCTAAGCTTCACTTTCATAGTTGCAGCTAAAAGCCATCCCCCTATGTCATTCGTAAAAATATAATTCAAATCATGTTTGTAAGGCACACCAGCCTGAAAATATTCTTTTATTTGCTGTCGTTTCCAGAGTTTCAAAACATTCAGAGTTTCATCATCTAGGGTGATAACCCTCTTACTCCTTTTGGTTTTAGGATCCTGCACAGTTTGTTTTTTGTCAATCACGACAGCCGTGCGAGAAATGCTTAATCGTTTATTTTCAAAGTCAACATCTGACCACATGAGTCCGATAGCTTCTCCAGTTCTCAAGCCAGAAAAAGCGAGTAAGTGAAAAAAGGTATAGTCTACTGGCTTACAATTTGCTTTGTAAACTTTAAGGAACTCGGTTAGTTCCTGTTTTGTATAGTAGTTTTCTTTGCCTTTTAAGGGTTTATTTTTAGGCTTGATAATCTTGTCTAAGGGATTTGACTTAATGATGTCAATAGAAGTGGCATACTTGAAAATACGGCTAATGACAGAGTAGTAATTGGAATATAGGATATAGCGATTGCTTAACTTTATAGCCACCTTCTGACAATAAGCGACACTGATCTGCTTAATCTTTATATCTGTGAAATATGAGTCAATCATAACATTAAGTTTTTTCTTAACGTTCTGATAGGTTGTTGGTTTTACAGTACTTTTAAAGCTATCAAGCCATAACTCAGCAACTTCAGCGAAAGTAGGGTTCTGGAAATCCTCATTGTTTGAAAAACCATTCTCTTCAACATCTAAGAGAAGATCACGTTCGGCAACCTTAGCCTCTTTAATGGTTTTAAAACCACGGCGTGTTGTACGTTTTTCTTTTCCAGTTGCAGGGTCTATGCCCAGGTATGTTTGAAAGAGATATCTAGTCTCTCCTTTTTTTGTAATGTATTTTTTTATCATAAAATGTCCTTTCTTTTCGATTGCTTGCCCGCATAGTTGAAAAGGTGTAGAATTTATGATAAACTATAACTGTATTTTTTTATCATCTTTTCCATTGCTTGCTAGATGGAAGGTTGAATCCTCACACTCAAAGATGGCCGTCGGAGAGCGTGGGGCTTTTTTGTTTTTTAATTCAACAAAAAACGGTAACTAAATTTATAGTTACCGTTTCTGCGTGGCAGCTTGTGCCAACCAGATTATTTGCACTAGGATTTCTCCTAGGTTGGTAACTATATATTATCAAATATATTTCATTTTGTCAAAAATGGAAAGTTGAATCCTTATATTCAAAGATTGCTGTTGGAGAGTGTGGGGCTTTTTTATTTCTTGTTTACTATTCCTCAAGCAATCTTATAAAATCATTTTCTGTCATGATTTCAATATCTTGACCTTTTTCTAACAAGGTTTGTGCTTTTTTCATTTTACTACTTAACCCATCTGTGCCGACAACTCTCCAATCTTGCTCCCCTACAACTAAGATATTAGTGTGTTTGGTCACTCCTTTTTCAGGAATACCACCAACTAACGCAGCAGCTTTGTTAGCTTCTTTTCTAGTCATTCGCTCGAGTTTTCCAGTAAAGCAAAAGTATAAACCGTAAAAATAATGGTCTGGGTTCATTGCTGCTTTTTCTTCTTCTGTTGGCTGATAGATAAGGTTTTCCTTGTATTGATAACCTTTTTTTCTTTTAAATCCATACTGACCAAGTAAGCCGGTTTTATTGTATCTATATTCTTTTAAAAAAGCGTTGAGGTCGGAAAATGAATTTGTAGATAGTAAGTATTCTAAAATCAATCCGCTTGCTCGTGCATCTGATAAAGCGTTGTGGTGGTCTAGCTCAATATTCAAATTTTTAGCTAGTCTTTTTAGTTTGTAATTCAATTGTCCAGGGAGAGCGACTTTGGCTAATCGATACGAACAAATATATTCTATATTATCAAAATCCAGCTCGTATTTTTGGTATACATCTTTAAGAGCACCCATATCAAACTGTGCAAAGTGGGCTACAACTATATCAGAACCAATAAAATCAACAATCGTCTTTCTCACCTCTGGGAATGTAGGTGAATCAAGAACATCTTCAGGTGTAATGCCATGGATGAAAATATTGAAATCATCAAACTCTTCTTCTGGATTGATTAAAGTGTAAAAAGCATCAACAATATTTCCATCTTTAAATTTTACTAATCCGATAGAACAAATGCTACCGCGAAAGTCATTCGCAGTTTCAATATCTAAAGCAACATACGAGTAAGACATGTGAGTCTCCTTTCATTCGACCAATGCTAAATATTCCTCTTTTACCATGATTTCATTTGTCATGGTTTTGAGGTTGTATTTATCCATGAAGTGGAGGTAGTTGAAATTAGTGATGTCATCCATCGTTTCTAGTTCTTCTTTTAGCAGGTAGTGGATCATGTTTCTATCTGCTTGGAGTTCGTATTCTTCTCGTCTTCGTTTATACTGCTCCGGGTTGTGGTCTTTGTGCCCTATCTCGTGATAGATGACTTTCTTTTTCTCTATATCATTTAGGTAAGTGTCTACCGCTATGAGATTGTGGGGTTGGTTGTAAAGTCCTTTATTGTGGGAACCTCTTCCGTCAAAATAAACTAGATCAATACCTTGTTCAGAACAGACTTGTTCGGGTGTTGTCATAGGCAAGTATTACTTTCTATTTCTCATACGAGCTTCTAGTAGCGAGGAGATGAGGTCTAAATCCTCGTTGTTTAGTTCGTGTCCATCGTAAAAGAAGCTTTCTACTGCGTCTTTTTTGAGATCTATTTCTGTTTTTGTAGTTTTTACTCCAGCAATAGCAGGGTTATCTGTACGACCAAGCAGGTAGTCGGTGGACACGTTGAAGTAGTTAGCAATTTCTGCTATACGTTCAGCATTTGGAGTAGAGTTTTTTATCTTATACAGTGTATTTCTGCCATAACCTAAGTCTTCTTCGACTTGTCCAAGAGATTTTCCACGCTTTTTTGCCAATTCTTTTATTTTTTCAAATGTCTCAAACATTGTTAAATAAACCTTTCTAAGACATCACAAAAAATATTTAACAAATTTGGTGTAAAAAGGTTGACTAATTATCCTAAAAGGTGTAAAATATTTTTTGTAAGTAAGTTACAACTAAAAAAACAACTAAGAAATAAATTATAAAAAATGTTTTGGCGAACGGTATTTATAGATTTATTAGTGTTTTTATTATGCTTTCATTTTAGCCGATTTGGTGTTAGTTGTCAAGCGTAATGCAGAAAAATAGTTAAAATTTTAGTTGTTTCTTATTTACAAATTAGTAAAGAGGAGGGGTATATATGCCAGATATCGCAAACGGTCGCGAAAGAGTTAATGCTTTCTTAAAGGAGAAAGGCATTAAAAAAGCAACTCTAGCGGTTGCTTATGGCTTTAAACGACAAGAAGTAACAAACATTCTAAGTGGTACGACTAAAGGACCACGAGCGAACAGCTTCATTCTCCAAGTGATTGAAGATTATGGGATTGAGTAGGAAAGATTTGAGGAGTTGGAGGGAAAACATGAACGAAGTTATTAAAGTGACTGTGAATGATAATCACGAGCCGATTGTATCTGGTCGTCAGTTGCATGAGGCATTGGGAGTTAAAACACCATATGATAAATGGTTCCCACGCATGACTGAATATGGATTTACAGAAAACGAAGACTTTTCGACATTTTTGTCGGAAAGTACAGGAGGACGCAGAGCGACTGACCACATCATCAAGTTAGACATGGCCAAAGAAATTGCCATGATCCAGCGGACAGAGAGAGGTAAGCAAGTCCGACAGTACTTTATTCAGGTAGAAAAGGACTTTAACAGCCCTGAGAAGATTATGGCAAGAGCCTTGCTCATGGCTGATCAGAAAGTCAACAAGCTGGAAGCTCAGATAGAGGCGGACAAACCGAAGGTACTCTTTGCGGACGCAGTCAGCGCAAGTCACACGTCTATCTTGGTCGGAGACCTTGCTAAGCTCATCAGTCAAAACGGCTACAAAATCGGAGGCAATCGTCTTTTTGTCTGGTTGCGTGAAAATGGCTACTTGATCAAGCGAAAAGGCTCTGACTGGAACATGCCAACACAACGAAGCATGGAAATGAAACTCTTTGAAATCAAGGAGTCAACCATCACACATCCTGACGGTCATATCTCTGTCAGCAAGACCGTCAAGGTCACTGGCAAGGGGCAGCAGTATTTTATCAATAAGTTTTTGAATGAGGAGGCAGGATGATGAGACCAAAACGGTATCCGTATAGTGGGAAAAAAAGTCTACCTTTGTAAAGGCAGACAATGAGTTAGTTGAAAAAATTTTAAGAAAAACTAGTTATCTTGAGAGTTTACTAGCAACCAAATTGTAAGGAGTGGAAATGGAAACATTCATTATATCAGTTCTGACATCTTTAATTGTGACATATACTATGATGCATTACCACATTTATAAAGTAAATGAACTGTACAAAAAATATATTGATTTCGAAACATCAAGTGTTAAGAAATTTGCCGAAGATATCATAAGCAGACTTCCAAAAAATTCTTCCCTAGAGGAGTAGAAAAAATATGAACGAACTAGAAAGAACAGCCCTCAATGAAGTATTGAGGACCGTGACATATATTGCTGAGAAGTTGGATGAGTTGGATATTAAGGTTTCTCAATTGGAAGAAGTGAAAGACAATGCTTCATCAGCGTCATAATCTGCTGCGATAAATTGAGCTGTTGAGAGAATGAATTTCTTCAAATCTTGGATATCTTTGTCGTCATGCTTGCGAACATAATGAGTTTCATCATTGCCAATCCAAGCAACAGATTTTGCTAAAGCTTGAATTTTGGGAAAATCATTTAAGTAGTCAGCGATTACTTGACCAAGCATAATTGATTTGATTTTTCCTTCGTCGTCTTTATTTTTAGATATTGCGTAATCTTTTATGAGAAATTCTGCCGCTTTACGATAGCCGACGCCTGCAATTTGATTTAATGCCTCAGATTCGGCAACGGTTGCTTGAGAATAGATTTCGACAAAAACAGGAGAAACTTTTTCTATGTTTTCAGGGAGTTTAACCTTGATTGGAGGGCGGTAGGTATAATTTACCGTTGATGCATTTTCATAATTATCATTGATATATTCTATCACAAAATATTTTAAACAATCTTCAAAGGAACATCGAAAAATAACGGAAAATCTCCCTTCTTCTGAAATACTGGTTGTTTCAGAGCTTGTACTTTGTCCAACGTGTAGAGGAGACATGGTTCTACCGCAGTGAGGGCATTTCGAAGGAGTATTAATTGTGGTAGTTCTTCGACAATCTCTATATTCAATAGGCACATCTATTTTCATAAAACTCTCCAATCGTTTTTATTTTATTATACCAAATTTAGAAAGGAATACTATGAACGAAATTTTTAATTTTCACGGACAGGAAGTCCGTACTTTGACAATTGATGACGAGCCGTGGTTCGTCGGGAAAGATGTTGCAGACATCCTAGGATATAGTAAGGCTAGGAATGCGATTGCTCTTCACGTTGATGAAGAGGACGCCCTAAAACAGGGCATCCCTATTCAAGCCTCTGCAATTCACTTTCAGATTGTGCCTTTAATTCTTTTATTTTGGAATCAGTTTGATGTTTATTTGCGAGATAAACAAGAAACGCAGGGACGCATGAAGTTAAAAAAGTTATCAAAATTTGATTAGTGTCCATAGATTCTCCTCCTTTCTATTGAAATTTTGACTAAAACGGTGAGAGGTCTCAGTCAAAATATATTATAATTCAAATATTTTTATTTGTCAATATATAGTGTAAGAAAGGATGTTATGTGTTCGAGAAACACAACATATGGTAGTTTGAATGTGGAGTAAGATTGAGCAACAATTAAAGTCAAAAGGTTGGTCAATGTACAGATTAGCCAAAGAATCAAATGTCCATCCATCTAATTTTTCAAACCTAAAGGCTGGGAGATTAAAAGAAATGTCGTGGACGAATATGTGCAAAATTGCTGACGCACTGGAAGTCAGCTTGGATGAATTTAGATAACAAAAAAGCACCTGACGGTAATCAGGCGCATACTTAAATAATTTAAACCATTATATCACAAAAATGCTTGCCCGCATAGTTGAGAGGATGTAGAAAATGGAAGGTATCACGTTACAATTACGATTGGACGGCGAAAGTGCTGAATTGTTCACGAATCAATTATTGGCTTTTGCTAAAAAGCAAGTCAAGGAACAGTTAGAGAATGATCGCATGCCAATCAATCAACAAGCTTTGATGAAGAAGTTCGGCTTTACTCATAGTTATGTTAAGATGCTAGAGCGCAAAGGATTAAGATTTCGTAAGCAAGGGAAAGATACTATGTATGATGTCAATGATGTTTATGAGATTTTGGAATTAGAAAAAGAAGTACGAAAATTGAGAGCATAAGGAGAACAAAATGTTTAAAGCAATTCGCACAATCAAAAAAATCAAACAACTTCAGAAAGAAATGCAGGCATTCAGCCTTACTTTTCTAACTATGCAAGAGCTAGGCTTGGTTCCAGAAACCGAAAAAGGTAAGGCAAAAGCTCAAACGATGCATGACATAAGCCACATGATCAAGGATATTTTAGACGGAAAGTCAGTAGATGAAGCGATGAAGCGTCTAGATATCGTGGTAGAAGCTGATGTCGATTAGTAGTGAAACGGAGGGTATCAATGGTAGTTAAAAATAAGCGATACTACTGGATTCAACTCACTCAGGATTTTTTCAAATCAAAAGAAATGAAATTGCTTCGGAAGATCGCTGGTGGGGATACGCACACTATCATCTATCTCAAAATGATGTTGATTAGTTTGGAAGATGGAGGGTGCATCTACTACGATGGACTTGCTGATAATCTTGCTGAAGAAATCGCTCTTATGATTGATGAGAATGTTGAAGACATCAAAATTACTTTGCTTTTTTTAGAAAGCAAAGGTTTGCTGACTAGAAAAAATGACAGAGATTATTTCTTAGAGCAAGTTCCTGAGATGGTAGGTAGTGAAACCGCAAGCGCCAGAAGGGTTCGCAAGTTTCGAGAAAATCAATTGGCGTTACAATGTAACAACGATGTAACAAAGCGTAACGGAGATATAGATATAGAGAAAGATATAGATACAGATATAGAGAAAGATGTAGATGAAAATCCAGTCGCACTCATCGTTGAAGAATATCAATCTCGTATCGCTCCGTTGGATGGAACTCAATTTGAACTCTTGAAAGAGTTCATCACATTAGATGGCATGGAAGCGAAGGTTGTCCTGAAAGCAATTGGTCTTGCTGCTGATAATGGTAAAAGGAATTTTAGTTATATCAGAGCGATTTTGACCAATTGGAAGAACGATGGAGTTTTGACGATTGCAGCAGTCGAGGAACGTGAGCGAGCTTACAAGGAAAGTAAAATCAAGGGTCAGTCAGGGAATCAAAAATCAAATGTTCCTGAATGGTCACAGCCTAACTATGTCAACAATACCAGTGATGAGACTAAGAAGGAACTCGAAGAGCGTAAACGTGAACTACTTGAAAGGCTTGAAAATGGAGGTGGCTGATGTTTATCTTGAAACATGGGTCAAGAGAAGACAAACCGTTCTTGATGTCTGTAGCTATTAGTGTGACTGGAATTGATGTTTCGTATTCTGACGAACGGAAAGCTATGAGGTTCATTTCTCGTGCAGTTGCGTTGCAGGTAGGCAAGGCATTGAGAGTATCCTTTGGAAATTTCTATCCAGTGGAGGTGGAGGGATGATAAAATTCTTAAACGGTGACTGTATGGATATCATGAAACAATATCCTGATGATTACTTTGACCTAGCTATTGTCGATCCGCCATATTTTTCTGGACCGGAAAAAAGGAAATTTTACGGACGGAAAATCAGTCCAATAGGTGTCAGCAGACTCTATGGCGAAACCTCAGAGTGGCAAATTCCAAACAAAGATTATTTTGATGAACTTTTCAGAGTATCTAAAAATCAAATTATTTTTGGTGTGAACTACTTCGATTATTCTTTTGGTTCTGGTCGTATCGTTTGGGACAAAGTTAATGGTCATTCAAGTTTTTCAGATTGTGAGATAGCATACTGCAGCTTACATGATAGTACACGTCTGTTTCGCTATATGTGGAATGGTATGATGCAAGGCAAGTCAATATCTGAAGGTCATATTCAGCAAGGAAATAAGGCATTGAATGAGGTTAGAATTCATCCGACTCAAAAACCAGTCAACCTTTACCTTTGGTTATTGCGAAACTACGCAAAAGACGGAGACAAGATTCTTGATACTCATGTTGGTTCAGCAAGTAGTTTAATTGCTTGTCAGGAGTTAGGTTTTGAGTATGTAGGTTGCGAGTTAGATAGAGACATCTTTAATCTTGCTAAACAGAGACTTGATGCTTACGAGAAGCAGTTGAAGTTATTTTAGGAGGCATTGATGATTGAACTCTATTTCATTTACAACGGACACCGCAAGATACTCATTGGGAGTTTTGGCCACATACATAGCGCAATCAATGAATTAAAGAAACATCAAGCTAGTTACTCAGCTATAAGTCATCCACGTTTTCGGAAAAGCATGAGTGAAGAAAACATCAGGATTGATTACGGAGCAACTGACTGCTACTACTTGATTACGAAGAAAAGAGAGGAAAAGTAAGATGAATACAAAAATGAATTTGGAAGAAAAGGTTCAACAGTGGTTTGTTGACCGAAATTTACATGAAGCAAATCCGGTCAAGCAGTTCTTGAAGCTGATGGAAGAGTCTGGTGAATTGTTTGAGGGCATTGCAAAGGATAAATCTGAACTGATTTACGATGCGCTCGGAGACATCCAGGTAGTTTTGATTGGACTTGATCAACAGATTAAGAATGGTGCTCAGATTTCAGCCAATCAACAGGAACTTGAATTGCTGCTGATGGTTTCCAGCTTGGGCAATATAGCTCAGAAGCTATACGCTCATGTCTGTCACAATGAAACACAAATTCCTTTAATCAAAACAGATTTGATGTTTCTTGACAGCGTGATCAGTACGGTTTCATTTTGCAATGGCACTACAGCTGAAAGTTGTTTAGAAGAAGCTTATGAAGTTATCAAGGACCGCAAAGGAAAGATGATCGACGGGGTGTTTGTCAAAGAGGAGGATTTATAAAATGAAAAGACTAGGGATTGTTTTAGGTGCTGTATTTGTAATCGTTGTATCGCCATTTGTGGTTCAGTATGGTTGGAATGAGATTATCACAACAATTGTTCCAGTTGGTAAAATTACAGTTTGGCAAGCATTAGGGATGGATGCACTACTATCTTTCATCTGGCCTGTGCTATCTAGCAAAAAAGAATCTGAAGAGGATTATTCATATGCTGTAAAAAGCAGTATTTCGAAAATCATTACATGTGCATTCTTGATATGGTTAGCTAGTTTGTTCTTGTGAGGGTATTCATGAAAAATTTAAAAATCCTATGTGTTGTTTTACTCGCATCATTCCTCGTGGCATGTCACCAGATTTCGAGTGGGACAGTGGTAGATAAGTACATTGATGAACCTCACACAACGTTCATACCTGTTATGAATGGTAAAAGCTCGGTACTGGTACCAACCAGAACCAAAAGAAGATATATCCTAGTCGTTTCAGGACAAGTAGGAAATAAGCACGTTGAAGAAACATTTGAAGTGACAGCCGAGGAATACAAATACTATAAAATTGGCAATACTTTTATAAAAGATGCCGTTTTAGAAAATGAAGAAGGAGAAGAAAATGATCAATAATGTTGTTTTGGTAGGTCGCTTGACTCGTGATCCTGAGTTACGATACACACCGTCAAATGTGGCTGTTGCGACTTTCAGTTTGGCAGTGAATCGCAATTTTAAGAATCAGGCAGGTGATCGTGAAGCTGATTTTATCAGTTGCATCATGTGGCGTCAACAGGCTGAGAATTTTGCAAATTGGGCAAAAAAGGGCGCCTTGGTTGCTGTAGTTGGTCGCATCCAAACTCGTAACTATGATAATCAGCAAGGACAACGTGTCTATGTGACGGAAGTTGTAGCTGAAGGCTTTCAGCTTTTGGAAAAGCGAGATAAGACTGCGGACCATTCGAGCGTGGAAAATCAGATGCCACCAAGCTTCGGAGCCAGTGATCCGATGGATATTCCAGATGATGGATTGCCATTTTAAGGAGGCGTGAAGGATGAACAGACTGAAACAATTGAGAAAAGAAAAGGGGTTGACTCAGCAGGAATTATCTGAAGCAATAGCTGCACCAGCTCGGAGTATTCAACGTTGGGAAAATGGAGAAAGCCAAATCAAAACGAATAGAGCAGATGAGTTAGCAGATTATTTTGGAGTAAGCGTAGGATACTTGCTTGGTTATGAACCTGAAAGTGAGCAAGTTAGCAATTATCAAAAAATAAAAATTTGCTTCTCTGATGGTGAAGAACTTAGTTTTCTAGTAAGAAATTTTACAGAAAAAGAACTTACGAAGATTACTAGTCAGTTCAACAATGGAAATTTGATGAGGATTAGAAATTTGTCTGTCAACCCTAAGAGTGTCAATTATTTTTTTGTTGAAGACTTTGAAGAAAATGAGGAGGTTAATAATGAACATTCAGGAACTAATTGAACGATATGAAAAATTTAAAGCTAGCAAGAAAAAATTGGCCTCGGTTGATTTGGTTTTGAAAGACTTACGGTCTTTAGATGAACCAGAACCGTTGCCGTTCAAGTTAAAAGATATCGTTCGTCGAATCAGAGGGTTTGATCCGACGACACAGACTAGATGGCTTAATGATATCCTTAAAGAATTAGGGGACGACTGCGGTTCAATGAAATATCGCAGTGGTTACGAGCAAGGCAAACTTGAGGGAGCATGGGTTGGCCAACAATTGAAGGATGCTGATAAGATTCGACAAGAATTGAATAAACCAGTGATTCCGCAGTTTGTGGCGGAAATTATCGAGTATTACAAGGGACAGAACGCTACATTATATGATGCGCTTAGAGAAAAAAACTTCAACAAACAATACAATGAGTGGTTGATGAATGAACAGGATGCTTACAACAAAGTCGCTCGTGCTTGGCTATTCGGCTACGAGGTCGAGAAAGAGAAGAGGTATTTTGTGAAGATAAAAGGGATTTGTGGAAAGCACGAAACTTTGAACCGTGAGAAACATTCAAACAAATGGCTATTCTCAGACCGTGAAGAAAACTCACTTTATGAAACAAAACACACCCGAAAAGAGCTAGAAAAAGCTGGATTTGGCTGGGTGTTTGATTGCGAAGGTGTGGAAGTTGAGGAGGTGGAATAATGAGTAAATTTGAAATCTCCCTGTCTAAAGATGACCTTGAACATATCGCTAACGGTTATGATATCAAAATCAAAATCAACGGTAAAAGATTTTTGGAAACAAATGAAATCATTTTGAAGCCTGCATTGACAAATGATGTTATGGCTCCGATATTGAATTATAAACACAAAATAATTAATACAGAACAAACTAGTTTTGCAAACAATTTTTTAGGAGGGGCGAAGTGAAACGATTTATCGCAATCTGGATTTTATTGTCTGCTGTATTAAATATTTGGCAGAGTATCCACATAAAAAAACTAGAAGCAAAGCGTCCGATTGTCGTCTATAAAGCTGATAATCAAGGTGCAGAAATCAAAGGTAGAGTCTCACAAAAGGAGAAGATTGGCGACATGTACACTATCACAGTACAAAATTACGGAGTATTCGTAGTTACTCAAACAAACTATGAATCTCTAAAAATAGGAGATGAGGTAATATTGTAATGATAAAGTACAAGAAACCAACTTACATCATCATTCAGGAAGCAATGGCAGAGCGCATTAGATTTCTGGAAGATGAACTGTATGAAAGGGCCTATAAGGATATTGAGAAGCTAGAAGCTCAAAATGATTTCTTAAAAGGTCTTTGTAACAACCAGCTTGATATCATCATGGATTATGAATGGAAGCAGATGCAGGAGCAGGCTGAGTTCATAAAAGCTAATACTAGAAAGTGGAGAGCAAGATGCAGCTAAGATTGAAAGAACTTAGAGAGGACCTGTGTTTATCTGTAGGACAGATGGCGAAAGAGACAGGTGTTTCACAAAATACAATCCATTTGTACGAGCGAGGTGGATATCCGTCCATTAAGCAAATTGAAATGATTGCTAAAACCTATGATGTAAATCCTGCTTGGCTAGTTGGATGGATAGATGATGAAATGATGCCTGGAATCCAGGTTTTTGAAAAAGTGGTCTACAAAGAAAGTCCAACAGCAAGATTGCCAGATTATTTCAATAATAATAACGATGGTAAGATTATCAAGTGGAAGAAATCACGAAGATTTTGACGGAAGAATTACTTGAGATAGAAACGAGGTGAGCAATGCCCTTCTTTCCTGATATAAATAAAGCTAAAACAAAAGAAAATGCCAAGAAAATTTTAAAGGGATATCCTCGATGGCGTCGTGTGGCCAATGACACTGAAGGTCAGAGAGTAACGACAACCTACTCATTCATGCCTAGAAACCAGTCAAGTGGAAGAAATAGTCAAGTTGAGAAGTTAGCTATACGGAAAGTTGATGCAGAACTTGAGCTGGATGCAATTGAACAAGCAGTTAGTAACTTACACGATCCTCTATATCGTAGGATACTTTTTGAAAAGTATCTTCAGTGGGATTGCAAGAAAGATGAAGTAATTTCTCGGGATTTATCAATTTCAGAAAGTTCATACTATGATATTTTGGAGAAAGCTTTGATGGCATTTGCAGAGTTATACCGCAATGGTGAACAGGTTGAGATTTTGGAGTAAATTCGGAGTTTTTTTGGAGTAAATTCGGAGTAAGTTCGGAGTGGATATATGATTTTATGTGCTAAAATTATATTATGAAATAATTGTAAAGGCAGGCACACACTGTCTTTTTATTTGAGTTTGGAGGTGATATCGTGAAAAAAGTAGAACCTATTCGTGAACTTGATGACATTGAACGGATGAAAGACTTTTTAAAATCAAAGAGTGAGCGAAACTATGTCCTAATCATGTGCGGTCTGTATTCTGGAATGCGCATCAGCGATATCATACCTCTCCAAGTGAAACAAGTGACAGGTGATAGAATCGAGGTTACTGAAAAGAAAACTGGTAAGGTCAAGCGATTTGCTATCAACCCTGAATTAAGAAAAGCTTTAAGTCACTACATTAAAACAAATGACCTTAAAGGTTATGATTACCTATTTCCAAGTAAGAAAAAAGTTAGGACAGACGGAGTAAGAATCGTTCATATTGGAAGAGTTGCAGCTTATCAAATATTAAAGCAAGCAGCTGAACATGTTGGCCTTAAAAACATTGGGACTCACTCAATGAGAAAATCATTTGGTTATCATCATTACAGAAAAAATCAAAATGTAGCGATCTTGATGGAATTATTTAATCATTCATCTCCAGATATCACACTTGATTATATAGGTATTAAGCAGGATGAATTGGATGATTCAATGATGAATTTTAGCTATTAAATGACTATTTATTTTACATATTGAGAAAAAGTAAATCAGTTTTTAATGAAACAGATGTAAGCACTTGCTACAGTTGACTTTTAAGAATGTTAGTTTTATTTAACAGAATATAAGATATGTTAAATACAAGAGGGGGTGGGTGCACTAAAAACACCCCTGTTTTGAAAAATACCGAGGGGGTATATTTGAGAATACCAATCCCCCTCCCCTAAGAAGAAAGGACCCCCTCCCTAGATGAATACCCCCCAGGATAGACCGGACCGGAGTGGTCCTCACAGAGTCGCTTTTGAAAAGAATAAAAAGATTATTCTAAAGACCAGAAATACTTGTGGGATTTGTGGACTACCAGTGGATAAGTCATTGAAGTATCCACATCCTTTGTCACCAGTTATCGATCACATTATTCCAATCAATCGAAACGGTCATCCATCAGACATCAACAACCTACAGCTAGCGCACTGGCAATGCAACAGACAGAAGTCTGATAAGTTATATGCTGACGATAGGTCAGCCAATGCTACTGTTGTAGGCAATCGCAACCTGCCACAGTCAAGAGATTGGACAAAGTACAGAGCTTGAAGAAGCCAAAAAAGAAAAATTATATTATTTTTTAAAAATATCAAAAATAATAATGAATGCTTAGAATTTGAAAAAATAACAGATATGTGTGAAGTAAGTCCTAGCAGAGGATAGGGGGGTATCCCCCTCCCACTAGGCGCTCGAGGGCTTCACGCCGTCACTGTACATTTTTTCTCGCGCCAAATCACTACAATGGAAGGAGAACGGTTTGGAATTAAGAGGAATTGAGTATCTTAGGAGAAAGTTGACTCTCTATCAGAGCAGAGTCAATCTGAGGTACAAGCATTATGCGATGCAACACTATGAAGCGCCGACAGGAATCACAATTCCTGCACATATCAGGGTAAAGTATCAAGCTGTTCTTGGTTGGGCTGCAAAGGGAGTTGATAGTCTTGCAGATCGTTTGATTTTCAGGGCATTTGCTAATGATGATTTTAATGTTACAGAAATTTTTGATCGTAATAATCCTGATATCTTCTTTGATAGTGCTATTTTAGCTGCGCTGATTGGTTCGTGTAGTTTCGTCTACATTTCGAAGGGTGAAGATGATGAGGTGAGGTTGCAAGTCATTGAATCAAGTAATGCAACTGGTGTCATTGATCCTATAACTGGCTTGCTTGTGGAAGGTTATGCGGTGTTGGCTCGTGATGATTACAATCATCCAACACTTGAAGCCTACTTTGAGCCTAATGCTACTCACTTCGTTCCGAAAGATGGGGAGCCTTACTCGGTTACGAATGAAACTGGTATTCCTCTGCTGGTTCCTGTCATTCATCGTCCTGATGCGGTTCGTCCTTTTGGTCGGAGTCGTATAACCAGAGCTGGTATGTATTATCAGAAATACGCTAAGCGTACCTTGGAACGGGCTGATATCACTGCTGAGTTCTACTCATGGCCACAGAAATATATTCTTGGGCTTGATCCTGATGCAGAGCCTATGGAGAAATGGAAAGCTACTGTATCAAGCTTGTTGACGATTTCTTCTAGTGATAAAGGCGAGAAGCCGAGCGTTGGACAGTTTACTACCGCTAGCATGTCACCGTTTACTGAACAGCTGAGAACTGCTGCTGCTGGATTTGCTGGTGAAATGGGATTGACTTTGGATGATTTGGGCTTTGTGTCTGACAATCCATCATCTGTGGAAGCTATCAAGGCTAGCCATGAGAATTTGCGCTTGGCTGGTCGGAAGGCTCAGAGGTCTCTGGGAGCAGGTTTGCTCAATGTGGCTTATGTTGCTGCTTGCTTGAGAGATGATTTTCATTATGCGAGAAGTCAATTCGTAAGAACTACAGTCAAATGGGAGCCATTGTTTGAAGCGGATGCGAATACGATGACCATGATTGGTGATGGTGTTGTGAAATTGAATCAGGCCTTACCTGGCTACATCAATGCGGAGACAATTCGTGATCTTACTGGTATCGCTGGAGATATGTCAGCTAAACCAGTGGTAAGCGAGGGTGGTTCAAATGGAGAATGATGTTTTACCTGGTATCTTGCAAGAGGTTCAGGAGAGGTTTGAGAGAGATTTCGGTAAGAGTGAGATTGTCAGAAATGCTTTTGCTACATTAAAAGCAAAAAAAGCCACTTACAAAACTGCAAATGAGTTTGCGATTGAAATTGGAGAGATTCTTTCTAAGGCTCTAGGAGCGTCTCTGAGCGCCGATAAATTACCAGATGGTAAAATGTATTACAATATCGCTCAGCGTTTGCTGACGGACGTGCTAGGACGAAATCACGAGCTTGTTAGTGGCTATGCTAGCGATGTTCAGAAAAATTTGAATGATGAAGCAAAAATCGGTCTCAAAGTGCAAGTTCCTGAGTTGAATCAGGATCGAATCGCTGGTATTGTCAATCGCTTTTCGTCTGAGGAGAATTTTGAGGATGTCAGTTGGTTGCTCGGTGAACCTATTGTGAATTTCACTCAGTCCATTATCGATGATACAATCAGGAAGAATGCGGAGTTTCATGCTAAAACTGGATTGGTACCGACGATCAGTAGACACTCTACTAGACGTTGTTGCAAATGGTGTGATAGCTTGGTAGGAAATTATATATACGGTGAAGAGCCAAATAATTTCTACAGAAGGCATCAGCATTGCACTTGTGTAATTGACTATCATCCTAAAAATGGTAAGGTTCAAAATTCTTGGACTAAAAAAATCAGAAATGAGAGTTCTGATGAATTAGAAAATCGCAAGAGAATGAATATTGATGTGCGTGATAATAATCGCAAAGCAGATATTCAGGAATACAAGAAAATGGTTGATGTTTTAGGAGTTCAAAATGCTCCTATTTCACTAGCAAAGTTTCAGGATTTGAAGTATAATGGTGGTGAGGGATATGAACACTTAAAAGATGTAGTTTATATCCAGGAAAACTTCAAAAATGGCACTTGGTTGGATAAAATCAATCCAGAGAAACAAGCTAAGCATATTCAGTCAACATCACTTTCTGGAAAGAGCTATTTTTATGATCATGTAGATGTAAATGCTTTGTACGATAAGTACAAGATGACTGGTTTTTTAGAAACTAGTAGAAAAGGCGCTAAAACCAGCAATGAAAAGGTTGATTTATTTGAAGATAGTCCGTTAGGAATTGATGTTTATACTGGTAAGCCAGTAAATGCTATGACAATCAAATATAGCAAAACTGGCGCACACTTAATACCGACATACTACGAAAGGGGAGACTGATGGAACTTAGAAAATTTAATAACAAGGTTGTCAGAATCACCGATATTGACAACCAGACCTTCGAAGGCCTCTGTCTTTATGAGGACAAGGATGTCTATGATGAAGAATATGATGGGTTGTCCGTTAAGTCAGGAACCCGGTGGACAAAACTCTTTGAGGACGAAATCAAGGAAGTTAAAATTATAGCATAAGCACGTTGACAGTGGTCAGGGTGCTTTTATTATGCTTTGGAAGGAGTAACGATGGGAAACACAATTGATTTTTCAGAGAAAAAGTCTAGTCTTGAGCGCGGTGCTTCCGTGAAAGAAATTTTGGAAGAAAATCTTGAGGCTAGCCATGGCTACACTTCGGTGCTGGTGGTTTCTTTAGATAAAGATGGTGAGATAAATCTTGGCTATAGCTGGGAAAGTAGTTTGCAGGCATTGGGAATGCTGGATGTTGCTAAAAATTATATTTTGAACGTGATCAATTAAATTATCCCAGCGATAGGGTTATCATGCGATGACGATTGAAAGGAAATTAGAATGGCGAGGAAGAAACTTGGCAATCAGAATCCTACTCAATCGGTGATTTTAAAATATGTCAAGAAAAATTCAAGAGCTAGAGAAGCGATTGAGCTTTACGAACGGACTGGTCTTTCTTGCTATGCCTGGCAGAAAAATCTCTTACTGCCTATGATGGCTGTTGACAAGAACGGTCTTTGGGTGCATCAGAAGTTTGGCTACTCTATCCCTCGTCGTAATGGTAAATCTGAAATCCTATATATTGGTGAAATTTGGGGGCTACATGAAGGATTAAATATCCTACATACTGCCCACAGAATTTCCACATCTCATGCCTCTTTCGAGAAGGTGAAACGATATCTTGAGAAAATGGGGTATGTGGATGGTGAGGATTTTAATTCTATTCGAGCCAAAGGGCAAGAGAGAATCGAACTTTATTCAACGGGTGGTGTTGTCCAATTCCGTACCAGAACATCAAATGGTGGTCTTGGTGAAGGGTTTGACATGCTGATCATTGACGAGGCTCAGGAATATACTACTGAACAGGAATCTGCTTTGAAATACACGGTTACTGATAGTGAAAATCCTATCACAATCATGTGTGGGACACCTCCGACACCTGTATCAAGTGGAACGGTTTTTACTAAGTATCGTGAGACTTGTCTCTTTGGGAAAGGGAAGTATTCTGGCTGGGCTGAGTGGTCGGTTTCTGATGAAAAGGAAATTGACGATGTGGAAGCCTGGTATAATTCTAATCCATCCATGGGATACCACTTAAATGAGCGGAAAATTGAAGCAGAGCTTGGTGAGGATAAGTTGGACCATAATATCCAACGTTTGGGATTCTGGCCAACCTACAACCAGAAATCTGCTATTTCTGAAACTGAGTGGAACGAGCTCAAGGTGGATGATGTCCCAGAATTATCTGGCAAGTTGTCTGTTGGTATCAAGTATGGCCAAGACGGAACGAACGTGGCATTGAGTATTGCTGCACGGACCAAGGATGGCCGTTTCTTTATCGAGACAGTCGATTGTCAGTCTGTTCGTAATGGGAATGAGTGGATGGTTGCTTTCTTGCGTCAAGCCGACGTGGCTCAAATTGTCATTGATGGCGCAAGTGGTCAAAAGATCCTGGACGAAGAGTTGAAGGACTACAGAATCAAGAACGTGATTCTACCAACGGTGAAAGAAATCATCGTGGCCAATGCTCTTTGGGAGCAGGGGATTTACCAGAAGACCATCTGTCACGCTGGCCAACCATCGCTATCAAAAGTAGCTACTAACTGCGACAAGCGGAATATTGGCTCAAATGGTGGCTTTGGTTATCGATCGCACTTTGACGATATGGATATTTCTTTGATGGATAGTGCTTTGCTTGCGCACTGGGCTTGTGCTACGACCAAGCCTAAGAAAAAGCAAAAAATCAGTTATTAAAATAAGCGGTCTTGCGACTGCTTTTTTTGATGCCCAAAATTACCGAACTGCCGGGGAAGCAGGAGAAAGGAGACATGAGAATGTCAGAATTTAAACCAATCACTACACAAGAAGAATTTGATGCTGCTATTAAGGGGCGCTTATCTCGAGAGAAAGAGAAGTATGGCGACTATGACCAGCTCAAGTCTCGTGTTGCAGAATTGGAAGAAGAAAATGTTGGCTTGAAGTCAACAATCGAAGCTACTAATCAAAGCAAGGCAGATACTGACAAGCAACTTGAAGAGTTGCAGAGTCAAATCGCTGGTTATGAGACGGCTAGTCTGCGAACTCGTGTGGCTTTGCAGTACGGATTGCCTTACGACCTTGCAGACCGTTTGCAGGGAACTGATGAAGAAAGCTTCAAAGCAGATGCAGAGCGCTTGGCATCTTTCGTAAAACCTACTGAACATTTCGCACCAATGCGAAATCTAGAGCCTACTCTAGAAAAAACTGAAAATACATCTTATAAAAACCTAGTACAAGGTTTAGTTTTTGAAGATTAAAGGAGTAAAAATATATGACAGATCAACTATCAAGAGGAACATTATTTGACCCAATGCTTGTGACAGACCTTATCAACAAAGTTAAGGGTCACAGCTCACTGGCTAAATTGTCTAATCAACAAGCGATTCCTTTCAATGGGTTGAAAGAATTCACCTTCTCGTTAGATGCTGATGTAGACATCGTTGCAGAAAACGGGAAGAAAACGCATGGTGGTGCAAGTCTAGAACCTGTAACTATTGTACCTATCAAAATTGAGTATGGTGCTCGTGTATCTGATGAGTTCATTTTTGCATCAGAAGAGGCTAAAATCGATATTTTGAAGTCATTCAATGAAGGGTTTGCTAATAAAGTAGCTCGTGGTATTGATATCATGTCCTTCCATGGCGTAAATCCACGTACTAAACAAGAATCCGCTGTTATTGGGGATAACTGTTTTGACAAGGCGGTCACTCAGACAGTGAACTTTACAACAAGCGATCCAGATACTAATGTCGAAGATGCAGTTAAAATGATTCAAGGAGCTGATAATATCGTTAGCGGTATGGCTATTGATACTACATTTGCAAGTGCACTAGCTAGCATGAAGAACTCAGCTAATGAGCGCCTATACCCTGAATTAGCATGGGGAGCAAATCCGGGGGCTATTAATGGTCTACCTGTAGATGTGAATACTACAGTTGGTCTTAATGTTGGAACCAATAAGGATGTTGCTATTGTTGGTGACTTTGCTAACATGGTTAAATGGGGATATGCTAAGCAGATTCCACTCGAAGTTATTCGATATGGTGATCCAGATAATTCTGGAAAAGACTTGAAAGGTTATAACCAAGTCTATCTTCGTGCAGAAATCTATCTCGGATGGGGAATTTTGGACAAAAACAGCTTTGCTCGTGTTGTGAAAGCGGGGTAGTATATGGAGTACATTAATGTAAAAACAGGGACTACTATCGTTACTGAAAATGCAATTAGTGGAGGTGATTGGGTTCCAATTGAAGAATATAAGCCCTTGGACTCATTGACTAACGCAGCGTTGAAAGAAATCCTTGATGAAAAAGGGATTACTTATGATAATCGCGCCACAAAACCTGAATTGATTTCACTGATTGAACAAGCTGACACTGAAGCTCAGTAGCCGCTTGACTGGAGGTAGAAATGGAAAACTTTGCAACAGTAGATGATCTGAAAAAATTGTGGCGGGCGTTAAAATTCGATGAGGAAAAACGAGCCGAGGCGCTGTTGGAAGTTGTTTCTCATTCTCTTCGTGTTGAAGCTAAAAAAGTTGGCAAGGATTTAGATGGGTTGGTGGCTACTGATCCATCTTTTTCCATGGTCGTTAAGTCCGTCACAGTTGATGTGGTAGCTCGCACATTGATGACCTCAACTGACCAAGAGCCAATGACTCAGGTGGCTGAGTCCGCTTTAGGTTATTCCTTCAGTGGTTCTTATCTAGTTCCTGGCGGTGGTCTCTTTATCAAGGATTCAGAATTGAAACGTCTCGGTCTCAAAAAACAAAGATATGGGGTGATTGATATCTATGGGACGGATTAAAGGAATTACTGTAACATTGATTGGAAAAACCAAGACGGGAAAGGATGACTTTGGGCATCCCATCTATGAGAATACTGAAATTCAAGTAGATAATGTTCTGGTTGTTCCAGCTTCAACAGAAGATGTAACTAATCAGCTTAATTTGACTGGAAAGAAGGCTATTTATACGCTAGGTATCCCAAAAAGTGACCAAAACGAGTGGAAAGACCGTGAGGTTCATTTCTTTGGGCGCAAATGGCGCACGATTGGCATTCCGTTAGAAGGCATTGAAGCCATGATGCCTTTGGAATGGAATAAGAAAGTGATGGTTGAAGTGTATGAGTAATTTCAAAGTCAAGCTTATCGGTGCGGGTGTAGGAGCTCTTTTGAAATCAAAAGAGGTTCAGGATATTCTGAACAAAGAAGCAACGGTCATTAAAAAAAGATGTGGTCCTGGCTATGAACAAGATAGCCACGTTGGTAAGACAAGAGCCAATGCTATGATTTATCCAGCTACGCAAAAAGCGAAAAGGGATAATTTGAAAAATAACACATTGTTGAAGGCGGTGCATTAGATGATTGAAATTATTATCAAGAAATATCTTGACGGTCATTTAGATGTACCGTCATTTTTTGAGCATGAAGCTGAAGCTCCCGATAGCTTTGTCATTATTCAAAAAACTGGTGGTAAGGAGCGGAATCATTCTGGTAGTGCAACCTTTGCTTTTCAAAGTTATGGCCCAACTATGCAGAAAGCTGCGGAGCTTAATGTGAAAGTGAAAAGTGCTGTGAAAGGGTTGGTTGAATTAGATTCAATCTGTGGTGTCCACCTAAACAGCGATTACAACTTTACGGACACTGAGACAAAACAATATCGATATCAAGCTGTATTTGATATTAATTATTTTTAAAAAAGGAGAAAATAAATGGCAACAGAAGCAAATGTAACGACTGCAAAACCTAAAATCGGCGGTGCGGTTTTTTCCGCTCCGATCGGGACTCCATTGCCTACAGATGCAACAACAAAACTAGATGTTGCGTTTAAATCACTGGGATATATTTCAGAAGATGGTATGACTAATAGCAACTCTCCAGAATCTGAAAATATCAAAGCTTGGGGTGGTGTCGTTGTAAGTTCAGTTCAAAAGGAGAAGGTGGATACGTTCAAATATATGCTGATTGAGGCGTTGAATGTGGATGTTTTGAAGGAAGTTTATGGTTCAGATAATGTATCTGGGGATTTGTCAACAGGGATTAAGATTAAGGCAAATTCAAAAGAATTGCCACATCATTGCCTTGTAATTGAAACGGTTCTAAAAGGTGGTGTACTTAAACGTATTGTTATCCCTTCAGGAAAAGTAACTGCCATCGATGAAATCACTTATAACGATGGAAGTGTTCTCGGATATGGTACGACAGTCACTGCCTTCCCTAACGCTGCTGACGACACACACTATGAATACATCAAAGGAGCTTAATCATGTCAAGACGAAATCATAAGAAAAAAAATAACGGAGCAACCCCACAGATTAAAACAATTCGTGGTGTTACTTCGACTGGATTTGCTTTTGAAATTACAAAAGAGCGCTTGGAAAACTATGAGTTACTTGAAGCCATCGTTGAAGTAGATACAAATCCGGCAGTTTTACCAAAAGTGGTCAAACTCATGCTTGGTAACAAATCGGAAGATTTGAAAAATCATGTACGAACTGCGGATGGAATTGTTCCTTTGGACAAGATTGGGAATGAAATTCGGGAAATCTTTACAAGTAAGAACCAGTTAAAAAAATAGCACTCCTTGCTAGAATGATTCAAACAGACGAAGATGCTCTTATCTGTGATTTAGCTGAAACCTATGGAATTTTTGACTACAGACAGTTACCTGCTGACCAGGTAGCTGTCTTTGCTTTTGGTCTGAGAGATGATTCACGGATCAAACTAGCAATGACAAATAGCAAGGTTCCTTTTGAAACTTTTTTGCTTGCGGGCGTGCTAGATAGACTTTCTGCTCTTGTTTGGTTTAAAACAACAGACGGTCAGAAAGGAATCAACAAACCATTAATGGTTGCAGAGGAGCTGACAGGTAAAACTAAAGCTAAAGAAAGTAAGGAGATGATCTTCGATTCTGGTGAGGACTTTGAAGAATATCGTCAGCAAATTCTAGAAAAGATAGGAGGTGAGGATTAGTGGCGACAGAAATAGCACAAGCTTATGTACAATTGATACCATCAGCCAGAGGTATTACTGGTAAAATCCAATCACTTCTCAATCCTGAAGCTAGCGCAGCAGGACAAAGTGCTGGGCAGTCATTAGGTTCTAGTCTTGTTAGCGTTATGACAAAGGTTATTGCAGCAGCAGGGATTGGCAAGGCCTTTTCAGCTGCTATCAGTGAAGGTGCAGCGCTTCAGCAATCGCTTGGAGGTATTGAAACTCTTTTCAAAGGTTCTGCTGACAAGGTCAAGGGATATGCTAATGAAGCCTATAAGACAACAGGCTTGTCAGCTAATGCCTATATGGAAAACGTGACAGGCTTCTCAGCTAGTCTCTTACAGTCTTTGGGCGGTGACACGAACAAGGCTGCTGAAACAGCCAACATGGCCATGATTGATATGTCAGACAATGCGAATAAGATGGGGACATCTATGGAGAGCATTCAGATGGCATATCAAGGGTTCGCTAAGCAGAACTACACCATGTTGGACAACCTGAAGCTTGGTTATGGTGGTACAAAGCAAGAAATGGAGCGTCTTTTGAATGACGCCCAGAAGTTGACTGGTGTCAAGTATGACATTAACAACCTTTCAGATGTTTATAATGCTATCCATGCTATTCAAGAGAATCTCGACATCACTGGTACAACTGCCAAAGAGGCGGCATCCACTTTCAGTGGGTCTTTTGAATCCATGAAAGCAGCTGCTCAGAATGTACTTGGAAAGTTAGCGCTAGGAGAGAATATCCTACCTTCTCTACATGCTTTGCTTAAAACAACATCTACCTTTCTCTTTGATAATTTTTTACCAATGGTTGGAAATATTTTTTCTGGCCTTGGCTTAGTTTTGACTGAAGGGATTAGCCAGATTGCTTCTCAGCTTTTTGGGGATGCTTTTGGAAGTGCAGTCTTTGATCAACTATCTCGTGTAACAGGAATCTTTGAGACCTTTTTTGATATGATCTTTGGATCATTAAGCAAGCAAGATAACATTGATATTCTGAATACAATTGGTTTTAGTGAGGAAGCTGCAACTCAAATTGTCAATATTGCAGACAATATCCGAGTTACTTTTGAGAATATTGGGGTCGTTGCTGGCAATGTTGCAAGCATTGTTGTTGATTTTGTCGGAGATCTGTTAGGGATCAAAGACGGAGAGCAGGGAGTGAACCTGTTAGGTTTTGCATTTGAAGGGATCTCAGGCTTTATCAGAGAAGCCTCTGAAAGTCTTAGCAAATTTACATCTTGGTTGAAAGATTCGCCTCTTGCGTTAGATGCTTTAAAATTGGCTGTTGTTAGCATTACGAGTGCATGGGCGGGCTATAAAGCTGTTTTAACGCTAACAAAAGGAATTGAAACAATCAGGAATGCAACTCTGGCTATTACGAATGGTCTTATGCTGGCTCAGTTCGTAAGAACCGGTGCACTCACTACCGCAGAAGCGGCGAATGCGGCTGCTACTATGGGAGCGAGTGGAGCGTTCGGTATTTTTAATGCTGTGTTGTCTGCCAATCCAATTGGGTTAATTGTAGCGGCAGTGGCAGCATTGACAGCTGGTCTTGTATGGTTCTTTACGCAAACAGAAACTGGTCAGCAAATTTGGTCATCTTTTGTGGATTGGATCAAGCAGGCTTGGCAGGGGATTGCTGATTTCTTTGTCTCTCTTTGGTCTGGTATCTCTGAGGGTGCTAGCACATTGTGGGATGGAGTTGTTACAACATGGAATGCTTATGTTGAGTCTTTAAAGGCGCTGTGGAGTGCTGTTGTAACATTCTTTTCTGATTTATGGGTAAGTATTCAAGAAGCTGCATCTGTGGCATGGACAGCTATCACAACAGCAGTGATGGCTATTGTTCAACCGTTCATTGATGGATTCATGAATATTTGGAACAATATTTCAGATGGTCTTACTCAAATTTGGGAAGGGATTAAGATGATTTTCCAAGGCGCTTGGGAATTCATCAAGTCTATTTTCTTGGGTGCTATTCTCATCATCATCGACCTTGTGACAGGGAATTTCAACCAGCTGGGAGCTGATCTTTCTCTAATTTGGGAAGGAATTCAAAATGGCGTCTCCATGATTTGGGAGGGGATTAAAACATATTTCTCTGGAGTTGTAGATGCTATTGTTGGTTATGGTATTGCTGTTTTTGAAAACTTTTCTGCTGTTCTTAGTTCGATTTGGGAGTTTATCAAGTCGGCTGCTTCAGCGACTTGGGAATGGATAAAATCTACTGTAACAAGTCTAATCACAGGTTTGGTGCAGGGAGCTCAAAGTATCTGGGACGGCTTCATGAACTTTCTCTCTAGCTTGTGGGAAGGCATCAAGTCAACGGCAAGTAATGCTTGGAGTTCTCTGGCATCTAGCGTTCTAAGTATTATCAATGGTCTTGTATCCGGGGCGCAAAATGCCTGGAACAGCATGTCTAATGCGGTATCTAATCTAATAAGTAATGTAACTGGATTTTTCAATCAATTGTGGAATATTGATTTGTATGGTGCAGGCCAAGCAATCTTGCAAGGTTTCTTGAATGGTTTGCAGTCTATGTGGTCCTCTGTTACAAATTTTGTTGGTGGTATTGCTAGTTGGATTCGTGACCACAAAGGTCCTATCGAATATGACCGGAAATTGTTGATCCCTGCAGGTACTGCAATCATGCAAAGTTTAGACCAAGGATTAAAAGAACGTTTTAAGGGTGTGAAGCAAACTGTTGGAGGTATGGCTGATGAAATTTCAGATGTATTTTCAGGAGACGGTCTTGATCTGAATTCCTCTGCGTCCGTGACTAAAAGTCTTGAGGCACAGTTGGCTATGCCGTCAGCTCAATTTGAAGCACATGAAAATAAAACCGTGTCTGAGATAGCGATTCTGAGAGCAAGTATGGAGAAGATCCTTACTGCTATCCTTGAGAAATCGTCAGATGTCTATCTAGACAATGACATTATCTCACTCAAAACCTACGAACAACACGGTGCTATTTATGCGAGGGGAGGAATTTAATGGATTATATGATCATCAACGGTTTTAATACATCAAGCCTTCCTGGATGTGTTGTGACAGATTTTGGGAAGGTGGAGGCTGCTAAGCCGAAGGGAGAGAAGACTGACCTTTATGGAGTCAATGGCAGTTATCGTGTGTTAGACGGTTCTTTCGACAGTTACGAAAGGACCTTCATTCTTCACGTTAAAAAAATGGTTGAGATTTCAAGTATTCTTGATAAATTTCAATCGAATGATAATGTTTTGGAGTTTAGCTATCAGCTTGGCTCTTTGTTCTATGCTAACTTTGTGACTGCTAGTTTTGAACCTTTTGGGAATCACGCTTGGAAGTTAGAGATTAAACTTGACATGCAACCCTTCCGTTATCAAAAAACTGTAGATCCTGTTGTTCTTACTGCATCTGGTACAATCAATAATCTTGGGACGATTTATTCGGAACCAATTATCGAGGTTGAGGGGGATGGCGACATCTCCCTTACAATTGGTCGGAAGACCATGTATCTTGCAATTAAGACCAAGGCTACGATTGATTGCAGGCAGGGCAAACAAAACATCTACAATGCAACTGGTGCAGTTCAGAACACGCTTCGGAAACGTGGAGGTTTCTTAGAAATTCCGACTGGTAAGGTTGGTATTTCATTCACTGGAACCGTCCGTAAGATTACTATTCGACCGAATTGGAGGTATAAGATTTGATTTATTTAACAAATGGGAATATGCCTCTGAATGCTGCTTATGCTGATGAAATCGTTCAAGAGGACAACAGCACCTATCAATTGAGCTTCCGATTTCCGACATCTGATTCCTTATGGGAGAAGCTGAAAGAGGAGACTTTTCTAACTGCTGATGACCTACACGGTGAGCAGGATTTCGTCATCTTTGAGGTCGAGAAGAAGCATGGCTATATTCAAGTCTATGCCAACCAAGTATTCACCCTCTTGAATAACTATGTGGTCAATCCTATCTCATTGGACAGGCAGACTGGTTCGACTGCCTTGAGTCGCTTCGCTGGAAGTATCACTCGTGACAATCCGTTCTCGTTCTTCTCTGATATTGAAGATAGACACACCTTTAATATTGGCTCCAAGAATGCTATGGAGGCATTCGCGAAAGATAAGCACTCGATCATCGGCCAATGGGGTGGCGACCTTGTTCGTCATGGTTACCAGGTTAGACTTTTGAAAAAAGGCGGTTCAGAGAATGAATCGCTTTTTATGTACAAGAAAAATCTGTCTAGCTATCAGCACAAGACGTCTACTAAGTCTTTGAAGACTCGAATTACTTTCATCGCGACAGTCAAAGGTGAAGGAGAGAAAGCGCCTGATCGAACCTTCACGGTTACTATTGATAGTCCACTCATTAACAAGTACAGTCAAATCTACGAAGATGTGATTGAGGTTAATGACCAGGATGTGAAGGATGAAGCGAGTCTTCGCAAGTATGGTGAGCAGTATTATCGAACATCGCTTTGTGACATGATGGAAGATAGCCTTGAGATTGAGGTTGTCGGACAGAGTGACGTTCCTGTTCAGATGTTCGATGTAGTGAGCATCTTCCATGAGCGTTACAATCTTGATGTTCGCAAGAAGATTACTAAATACACTTACTCACCGATGGCCAAAAAGTTAAAATCTATCGGTTTCGGTCAGTTTCAGTCTGGCCTTGCGAATGCAATTGGTAACGCAGTGAGTGATGCTGTCAAGGGCGAAGCTCAACAACTTCAAGGCAATTTTGAACGACAGTTAGCAAGAGAAATCAAGAATGCTGACCTTGCTTTTGACAGACAGAAAGAAGAGTTGGTCAACCAATTCACAGATGGTCTCAACGCTACCAGAGCAAGAGCTGAAGAAGTCAAGCAAGAACTGTCTGACACTATTGACCAGCGATTCAGTAGTTTCAACAATGGCCCTCTACAAGAAATCAAGCGCAGGGCTGAAGAAGCCTTGCGAAACGCTGGGGCAAGTAGCTTACTCGCTCAGGAAGCCAAGCGCATTGGTCTGGATTCGATCGCTAAACTTGAAGCGTTTAAGACACAGGCTACGAGCGCTCAGACGAATTTGTCAGGCGCTATAGATGCCTTGAAACAGACTATCGCGAACGATATTCGACCGAAACAGGCGCAGGCTGAAGCTGAGATTGCCAAGCAAATTGAAGCACTATTCCAGACAAAAAAAGAATTGTCTGGTGTGAAATCAGCACAAGTGACCTATGAAGAGACAACGACTCGCAGATTATCAGAGCTGACCAACTTGGCCAATGGTAAGGCAAGCAAGTCAGAACTCACACAGACAGCCGAGGAGCTAGCTAGTAAGCTGGCTAGTGTGCAGGCATCTGGCCGAAATCTATTCTTGAATTCGCTTTTCAAGCAGGACATTTCAAAAACAGGCATTTGGACGACGAGTACTTACGAGGCTACTATTGATAGCACTGATAAGTATTTAGGTCATAATGCCTTAAAAATTGTTGGTCAGAATCCATCTGGCCGAGATGGCGGTAATCCTAAGATTACTTATCCAGCATTGGGACAGTATGGGAAGAATGTTCCTGGGAGCATGACTAATCAAGATGTGACAATTAGTTTTTATGCCAAGGCAAGTAAAAATGGAATAATGCTAAAATCTCGATTAGGGAATATCAATTATAAAACTGGAAATGTGGCATTGTCGACAGAAATTAAACGATATGTTGTCCATATTCCAAAAGGTTGGACGAACGAGTCTAAATTCACAACAAATGAATGGTTGTTCAATTTCAACCAAGAAGGAACCGTTTGGATTTGGATGCCGAAATTTGAAATAAGCGATGTAGATACTTCTTATTCAGAAGCTCCTGAAGATATAGAAGGTCAGATTTCGACAGTTGAATCCAACTTCAGACAGCGCGCTGATGCACTCGATGCTGGGGTGAGAAGTCTGACTGAAGGTCTCAGAACTAAAGCGGATATCAGCTCACTAAATGTGACTGCTGAGAATATCCGGCAATCTGTGAAGAGTTTGGAAACAAGCACGCAGAACAAGCTGGATCAGAAATTGAGCATGACTGAATTTGAGGTGCGGGCTGGCTCGATTCATCAGGAAATCCTGAACGCAACTAAGGATAAGGCAGATAAGACTCTGGTCATGACTGAAGCGGGGAAATTGCGAGAAGAATTTTCAAACTTACGGGTTGGTGGAACTAACTTGTTGAAAGGCTCAAAAGGACCTTTTCTTCCAGATCGGAAGCCAGCTAATTTTGATAACGCTATTCTGTATGCAGGAAATACGTCTATTTACATGGAGCAAGGACAGGAATACATTATTTCTGCTAAAACAGACGGGACCTTTACAGCTCATCACGACGGGAATAAGGAATCCGATAACGTAGTTCTTTGGATTATGGACAAGGATGTCAGAAATTATCAAATTGTATCGGACCTCAAGACAGGTACCACAGGAACGAAAATCACTTGGAATAAGCCGACAGGGATTTATCATCTACGAGTTAACACTTATCACAAAGAAGCAACCAAGAGCGTCTGGGATGTGAAGATTGAGAAAGGCAATGTAGCGACAGACTGGAGTCCTGCGCCTGAAGATACTGATGGACTTATCACTGAAGCTAAAGCTATCTTTGAGCGAACGGCTCAGGGATTGCGAACTGACTTGTCAGCTATTCAAGAATATGTCAACAAAGACGGTCAGCGACAAGAAGCATTGCAGCGTTATACTCGCGAGGAGAGTGCGAAACAAGCGACGGCTGTACGTGAGCTGGTAACAAGGGACTATGTAGGCAAAGCGACTTATCAGGAAGATGTGAAGGGCATCAATCAGAGGATTGAAGCTGTTAAAACTAGTGCGAACAAAGAAATATCTAGCCAAATCGCTAGCTATCGTCAATCTGTTGATGGTAAATTCACGGATATTTCAAGTCAGATAACTACTTATAAGCAAGATTTGGGCGATCAAATCAGCGGTCTATCAAATAGAATTACAAGCAATGAGCAAGAAACTACTACTCAGATTTCAAATTTAACTACTCAAATCTCTGACAACAAAGCAAATGCTGATAGCCAATTTGTGAATGTAACCAATCAACTAGCACAAAAAGTAGAGATTACTGACTTCCAGAAAGTCAAAGAGACAAGCCAACTCTACGAGCGTATTCTGGGAAATACAGATAATGGAATTGCCGATAATGTTGCTCGCATGGCTATGACCAATCAGCTGTTTCAGATTGAGGTATCTAAGAATGAAGGTCTAAAAACAGTTCAAAGACAGATCGCTGGCTCGTGGGCCGTTCAGAACATCAACAGCGAAGGTGATTTGATTTCTGGAATCAATCTTGGCGCTAATGGGTATAACCGATTTGACGGTAAACTGACTCATATCACTGGCGAGACCCTGATTGATAATGCTGTTATCAAGTCGGCTATGGTTGACAAGCTGAAAACAGCCAATTTTGAAGCAGGATCAGTGACCACTGTTATCTTAGATGCTGAAGCGGTCACAGCTGAGAAGCTGAAAGTTGACCAGGCCTTCTTTAACAAACTTGTCGCAAACGAAGCTTACTTGAGTCAACTATTTGCCAAGCAAGCATTTATCAACCGAGTTCAGAGTGTTGCAATCGATGCAAGTCAGGTTCGGTCAGGTATTTTAAGCGGTGACCGAATCTATGGTGGAACGATTCGAGGGGCCAACATCTATGGAGGAACCCTAATTGGTCACACTCAAATTCAGTTAGGGACATACGGTTCTTTTGATACGGTGAACGGAGGTATTCAAATTAATGTGCCTCGTACTGTTAATGCCAAAGATGGCTTGGGAGTTCAATTTATCGGCTCTTACGGTCGTGGAGAAAATGTCCCTTACGGTCTTTTTATCTACAAAGATGCAGATTTTACAGTAGGTGGGACTGCAGAAACAAGTGATGATTTTCTTTTAACGGTTGAAGGCTACATCAATGCGAAGGGGATTGGCTGGTTAAAGACAGGGAAAGGCAGTGTCAATGGTAAAACAACAGGTACTATTGGACTCTGGAACTCAGACAATGTATCTTTGAGCTTTGGTGGATCAGGGAATGATATCTACTATAGTTACAATGGCACAGCATACAGCCTATGGTCAGTAGTCAATCAGCATTTCTCAGACAGACGTCTGAAGGACAATATTGTTGCTTGCGAGCACAAGGCTCTTGATTATATCCAGCAATTCCGATTCAAGGAATACGATTGGAGAAAGCAAGAGGATAGACCACAACAAGCACACACGAAGATTGGATTGATCGCTCAAGAGGTTCAAGCAGTGGATCCTACACTTGTTTACGAAAACGGCGACACGCTGAACTTGGATAATCTCAGATTGACCAATATCGCACTTAAAGCAATTCAGGAGCTTGCTCTTGAAAATCAAAAACTTACACACAGATTGGAG